ACCCAACTGAGGACGATCTTATCAGGCTGATCTCGGAATGTAGTTCTCTCCTTGAGTGGAGACGTAACCGATCCGAAGGGCTGGAATGACTGAGAACCCTAAGTTTCTTAAAGTAAAAGAACGCGCGCTTAAGGCTCGCAAGGCCTATCAGGAAAGCGCTAGTCAGTACTCTAACTTCCTGATCTATGGAGACTTCGGAACAGGCAAGACGCAACTGATTTCAACCTGCCCGAAGCCGATCTTCATTGACTCATTTGATCCGGGAGGAACCAAGACTGCAGCTCTTCAGCCAGGCATTGACAACGGGGACATCATAGTTGACAATCGCTGGGAGGGAGACTCGTGGAAAGATCCCTACGCATTCGCGGAGTGGGAGAAGGAAATGCAGGACCGGCAACGAGAAGGTCTCTTTGAGCACATCGGGACTTATGCTTTAGACTCCTTGACTAAGTGGAGCGACAGCCTGATGTATGAGATCCTGCGCCGAGGATCTGGGGGTAAGACTCGCAAGGGTTCTAATCCTCAACTCCAAGATTATCTGGTCCAGCAACTCACAGCGGTGGACTGGCTAGGAGTTCTAATGGGCCACCCCTGCCACGTTGTAGCAACCGGCCATATAGGTCTAATGAAGGATGATGTCTCAGGGAAGATGGAGACTGGGCTTCTGATGTATGGAAAGCTCAGTGAGAAAGTCCCTCTTGTCTTTGACGAGAAGTACGTTACGAGAGTCAAGTCGAGTTCTTCGGGTGTGTCTTACGAACTCCTAACCCGCAATGACGGTTATTATAAAGCCGAAACCAGAATGGGAGGAGGAAAGTTCGACCACTCGGAGACCCCTGACATAAGAGCCCTGCTTAAAAAAGCAGGCAGGCCTGTGGAAGATAGGCCTTACTTACATTAACCCTTTCGGCGAAGCCGCATGGAGTAGTCAAGCTCCACCATAGCTAATGCTAATACTAACTCTAACATGGAGAAGACTCCAATGCCTCTTTTAGGCTTGAACCTAGACGAACGTGAAGAGCTGAAAATCCTTCCAGACAACCAGGAAGCACTGCTGAGAGTTAGCCGCTCTGACATCACTCCGAACAGGAACGATGCTTCCAGGAATAACCTGGCCCTGGTCTTCGACTGCCCCGAGGATCCTCTCGTGGACGACATTCGAGTTTGGCTTCCCATTCCTACCCCGACTCAAAAAGAGGAAGATCCCAAGCGTTACACCAAGCAGCTGAACAGGATCGCCGGTTTCTTGGACGCTGTGGGTGTGAGTGGAGACGGTCTAACACTGACGACCTTCTCGGGAAAGAATGCTGGGCTCTGGTCTCGGAAGATGAGGGCCTGGACGGAAGTCCGCAGAATGGTATTCGGCGCTTCATTATCCGAAAGTAGCATTAGTATCCACTGGGGGGTGTGCTATCATAGGCACCCCCCTTTTTTAATTAGGAGTGATAACATGAGACTAACATTCGATATTGAAGAGGAGGACCATAAGGTACTATGCAAGTTTATACCTCATGGACTACGAAAGTATGCTTATAAAGCTCTAGTAAAGGGCTTCGTTAAAGAGCTAAAGAAAGACCCTGGACCAACGATGGAAGCCTTACTAGGTCAACGGATAAGGGCTGCGGATCTGGTGGAGAAAGGTGAGTAATTAAACTCCGTAACATATTGTTATGGAGAAGGAGCAGGCATGGCTGATCTAAAAAGTGAGCAGAGTGGAATACTCCAAATGGACAGTTCCAAACTGCTTGAACATATAATGGCTGTTCGAGCAAGGCGACGAGACCGTTCAAAACCGGCACCAAAGAAGCGAGTGTCTAAAAAGAACAGCCTCGGAAAGATGTCTGATGAACAGATCAAGAAACTATTGGAGATGACAAGTGAGTGAAGTAGAACTTCTAAACATAGCTTTGGGTGATATAGACTTTGGAGACCGCGCCAGAAAGACATACAAGGATCTGGATGTTCTGGCTAGAGACTTTAAAGAGAAGGGAATAATCTCACCTATAGCTGTCAAGCGAGTTCTTCCCACTGAGGAGGGACAGAAGCCTTTCTTTCTTCTAGCTGGAGGACGAAGATACTCGGCTGCAGTATTCGGAGAGTTTAAGTCCATTCCAGCTAGAATATACCCGAGCGATCTTAGTGAGCTGGACTATCGAGAGATAGAACTAATGGAGAATGTATCTCGCTCTGATCTTGACTGGAAGGAGGAAGTCTGGCTGACCGAAGAGATTCATAGATTAGAAGTCGGTAAGCATGGTGAGGCGGCTGGCCCCAGTGAGGGACATTCAGCCGCTGACACCGCAGAATTACTTGGCAAGAGTGCAATGAGTGTGTCTCGGGACCGGCAGTTAGCTGCTGGCCTTGAGAAACATGGCGAGGTACTCGAGGGGGCAAAGAACAGGAGTGAGGCTCTCAGAACCCTCAAGCGAATAGAAAGGAAAGAGGTAGAAGAAGTTGTATCTCGTAATCTTCAGGAGAAGATAGAGCTGGACCAAGGAGATTCAACTAGGAAGGCTCTAGTAAATTCCTATATCCTTGGAGACTTCTTTGAAAGAATCAAGGATGTGCCAGACTCTGCAGTTCATGTTATAGAGATTGATCCTCCCTATGCTATAGATCTCAAGAACATAAAGTATGGGAAGCGAGATGATCTGGAGACTTATAATGAAGTAGAAGAAGAAGCATACCCAGAGTTCCTCGAAACATTATTCAGGGAATGTTACAGGGTTATGTTTCCAGCTGGATGGCTGATCTGTTGGCACGCTATTCAGTACTATCCTCTTGTTAAGTCCTTACTGGAAGAAGCTGGATTCTCAACGGAGAAGATACCAGCGGTCTGGAACAAGGGGATAACTGGACAGACTCACAATCCAGAGTTACGTTTGGGCTCTTCTTACGAACCTTTCATATATGCCCGTAAGGGAAGTCCTACTATATATCAGCCAGGGAGATCTAATGTATTTAACTTCAAGCCTATACACAGTGAGCATAAGGTCCACCCAACCGAGAGGCCTATTGAGATGATTCAAGAAGTCCTGAAGACATTCTCGGCACCTAATAACCGTGTACTAGTACCTTTCCTGGGTAGTGGGAACACTCTTCTAGCTGCCGCCAACTATGGAATGCACGGCTTCGGATTTGATCTTAGTGATGAGTATCGTAACTCTTTTATGAATAAAGTAGATAAAGACATACCACCTAATTACAAAAGTTATCTATAGAAAGGACCACTATGAGTCTAGCACCTTACTCTTCTGGAGACCCTGAGACAGCCAAGTACGTCATCGTTGGCGAGGCTCCTGGGGCAGAGGAAGAACAAAGGGGCGGAGCCTTTATCGGAACGGCTGGCAGACTACTGGATGATCTACTCAGGAACGCAGGGATCTCAAGGGATGAGATCTACTTCGACAATGTATTTCAGTTCAGGCCAACCAACAATGATGTTTCTCCATATATAAAGTTCGCTAAAACCGTGACGGAGACTGAGAAATTCGTACAGGCTCAGTCATCCCTCGCCGCAAGGTTGGAGACAACTAAGGCTAACGTCATTATAACTATGGGGAACGTCCCTACTTACACCGTCACCTCTCTGACCCCTATAACCAAGCAGCGAGGAAGTGTGGTGCCAGCGACGTTACTTAAGGATCGTAAGGTAATACCATGTATCCACCCTGCAGCCGCACTGCGTGAGTACTTGTCTCGATATAATATAGTTAACGATCTGAGAAGAGCGAAAGACCAGGCTGAATTTCCTGAGGTAAAACATTTAACCAGGGATTTGATACTTAGTCCTTCTTTCTCAGATGCTATGAGCTTCCTTGATACATGTAACAAGAGTGTGGAGCCTATAGCTTATGACATCGAGATACGAGGGCAGGAGCTCAGCCATATAGCCTTTGCTATTAATCCTCACGTAGCTATATGCATCCCCTTCGTTGAGGGTATTAAAGACTACTGGGCACCAGACCAAGAAGCCACTATAATGCTGAAGATCGCTGAGGTCCTGGAGAATCCAAAGATTGATAAGATAGGCCAGAACCTTTCTTTCGACGCGACCTTTATGTATTACAAGTACGGGATTCATGTAGCTCCATTGCAGGATACGATGATCGCTTCAGGAATTTTATTCCCAGACTTGCCTAAGGGATTAGACTTCCTGGTATCTATATACTGTGAGGGTGAGCCTTATTACAAAGACGATGGAAAGGAATGGTTCAGGAATCCCTTTGCATCTGAGGAGGCCTTCCGCCGATACAACGCGATGGACGCTGCAGTGCTTATGGAGATATTCCCTCAACAGATAAAAGAACTGAGAAAGATTGGGAACACAGAAACTTATCGCAGACAAAATTCTCTTCTTCACCCCCTTGTGTATGCTGGAAATAAAGGCATACGAATGGACACGAAGAAGATGGAAACTGCAGGGGAGCTATGCGATGACCGTATAGCCGCACTAACAAGAGAGTTGGCTGATGTAACTGGCCGTTCGGACTTGAACCCTAACTCTCCTAAACAACTGAAGGAGTACTTCTATGTAGACAAAGGAGTAAAGCCATACACTAGGAAAGGGGCTATAAGCGTGGATGATAAGGCCCTAAAGCGCTTGGCTATGAATGGGTGGAAGGAAGCTGATATCATACTAAAGCTAAGGCACGAGCGAAAGATGCTCGGGACTTACTATAATATGAAGCTAGATGAGGACGGCAGGATGAGATGTAGTTTCAACCCAGTAGGAACTGAGCAGGGCAGGATTTCCAGCTCGAAGACTATAAGGGGAACTGGAGCGAACCTACAAAACCAGCCAGCCGAAACCCAGGCAATGATGCTATCTGACCCTGGATATATCCTTATCAACCAGGACTTAGGCCAAGCAGAGAACCGTGTTGTGGCTTATATCTCAGGAGAGCAAAGAATGATAAACTCTTTTGAGAAAGGCATAGACATACATAAGCAAACTGGATCTTTGATCTCAGAGATTCCCATTGAGGAAGTGACTGAGGACCAAAGGTCTGATGGAAAGAAGGCTAACCATGGGCTCAACTATGATCTGGGGTATAAGTCCTTTGCTTTGATTTACCAGATGCCAGAGAAGAAAGCTAAGTTCATTGTAGACCGCTATCACTCTGTGTATCCCAGTGTAAGAGAGTGGCACAACTCTGTGCGTGAGGAACTCAGCCGACAGTCTAGAACTCTTATGAATTGCTATGGAAGGAAGAGAATATTCCTGGACCGTTGGGGGCATGACTTGTTTAAGGTAGCCTATAGCTATTGTCCTCAGTCCACCGTGGCTGAGAAAATGAACCAAGACGGAGTGATATATCTATACAACCGTCAGGACCTATTCCCTGAGGTCCAGTTCTTAAATACTATCCATGACTCTATTCGGTACCAGATTCCTTTGTCAGCCGGATATGAGCGGATAATTGAGATAGTAAAGAGGATGAAGTCTAGCCTTGAAAAGCCTATATCTTGGAGGGGACAAACCTTCTCGATACCCGCTGACACAGAGCTAGGGTTCAGCTACGACAAGAGCACCATGATAGAATGGAAGGCCAGGTATGTAGATGACTCCAACGAGGGCCAGCTGGTCGAGGAGCTAGATACTTATGTCAGGGAGCAGGCAACTTAAGGACTGGATAGAGGCATTTCTCGAATACACAGATAACACGGAGCCACCAGAAAGCTATCGAAGATGGGTAGCAATCTCTACAATGGCGAGTGTTCTTCAGCGAAAGTGCAAACTCGAATGGGGCAGTGAAACTTTCTTTCCTAATATGTATATAGTCTTAGTCGGTCCTCCCGCTGCAAGAAAAGGAACAGCTATGAGAACCGGCAAGGATCTGCTAGATCAACTGGGCATTCTAGTCTCAGCCGATGAGAGCTCCAGACAGAAGCTAGTCAAGAGTCTTCAAGAGACCGGCGTGGCTGATCAGGACGATCAAGGGAGAATAAATTTCCACTCCAGTATGACTCTGTACTCAAGTGAGCTAACTGTCTTCTTGGGGTATGGTGCCAGGGAATTGCTAGCGATGCTGTGTAAATGGTATGACTGCGAACCAAGATACGTCTATGATACCATCCAAAGAGGTAAGGAGGAAGTTCCAAATGTTTGGTGTAACCTTATGGGGGCAACAACGCCAGGGCAGTTACAGGCGGCTCTTCCAGAAGATGCTGTTGGCTCTGGGTTTACTAGCCGCGTTGTTTTTATTTATGAGCAGAATAAAGGGAAACTGGTTAGGAAGCCCACGCTCGAAGAAGGACTTCTCAAGGCGCTTCTCCACGACCTCGGAAGAGCTAGGAACATGAGCGGACAGTTCTCTATTGAAGATAGTGCTGAGGAAATTTACTTTAAATGGTACGAAGAAAGTGAGAAGGAAAGGATCTTCTCGGACTACCGTATGGAGTACTATATTCAGCGAAGGCCTACGCACTTATTTAAACTTAGCATGATAATATCTTCTGCTAGGGGAGACTCAAGATTAATAACACCAGAGGATCTTAGCGAAGCGATAAGAGTACTAGAGGCCGCTGAAGAGACTATGCCACAGGTATTCGCTGGAGTCGGCGCTAATCCGCTGGCAGGAATCCAGTTCAGGATACTTAACATAGTCAGGGATCTAGGCCCTGTGGAGACATCTGTTGTTGCTGAGGCTCTACAAAATGATGCCAGCTTCAGTCAGTTCGGGGAGGCTATACAGTCCCTAGAGCAGATGGGACATATAAAGATAGACATAATAAAGAAGCTTATTATACCAGTATAAGGAGAACTAAGATGGAAATGGAAGAGATGAGTAGAGATGAAGCTGTAGAAATACTTGATAAAACTATTGAAGATGCGGCATGGGGAGTGAATAAAGAAAAGTGGCCGTCTTTACTCTATGCCCTGGCTGTTCTCATTCCTGAAAGTAAGTTCGTAAAGGACTATCAAGATGAAGGATGATGAGTATAAGGAGAGGGAAAGAGCCAACCGCTACGGTATCCTGCACCTAGTTGAGCACAAGGACTTCATAACCCTGGTCATCGACTTGGTGCAAGAAAGGCCTGAAGAGATAAAGAAGAACTTAATCCTTGCCCTTAGTAAGACCAAACAAAAGGTCTAGAAGCGTGAAAGTTATCCTCAGTCTGTATATCGTCTAAGTGGAGGAATCTTCTATCCCCTGTTTGAGAAACCCCAATCCCTGTGAAGCCGAGACTGGTAGCAAGAGACAGGACCATGTACGCATCCTCTCCTCTAACAGCTATGTCGATAGCTCTGCCAGTGGCGTGAGCACCGGGTCTGGGGTTTCCCTCTGGGTCTTTCTTCTCAACCTCGACGCTATGGCTCGGGGAGCGGAAGCCGGAAGTAATTCTTAGGCCTCTCCCATACTCATGCCTCAGTTCTTGTAGGCGGTCCATAGTATCTTCGTTCATTCTACACTCGCCGGTTTCCCTGCAAGCCATCTCTTTGAAACTAAAGTTTGGCCACCGCACACTGGGCCAGTCCTCTTCAAGCCATTCTCTAGACACGTCTATTTTTTACTCCCCCAAAAAATTGTAATAAAGAGCAGGAAGGTCCTTTAGTTTAGGCTGATAATCTCTAAGCTCTGGAAAGAGTTTTCCAAACTCGGGATCTTCTAGCGCTCTCTGTTCCAAGACTTTCCAAAACTCTCTTCCATACTTCATCTTTTGAAATACACGTCCTCTCATCAATCTTCGCTCGTCTAGTATCTTAGCTTTAATACCAAGAAACTCACTAAGAAGTTGTGCTTGTCCCTCCCCTCTCTCTTGTGCTTTTTGGAATCTAATATATTTACCCATAGGAGGAAACAGTTTACTCCACATAAATTCCTCTTTTCTAGTCCAGGGCGTTACTCCCTCCTTAGCTACCAGCCCTTCCTCTCCTTCATACCTCGTTGCCCACTGTCCTTCAAATTTTTCTATAGGCTTATCCATAAAGATGTTAAAATTAAAAGCTGCCTCTATTGGAGCGGTTAGAAGCGGGTTTACCCCAGATAGCATATCCTTAGAATTACCCTTATTAATCTCCAAGGGAGCAATATCAAGCCCTATACCAACAGGCATATTGTCCTGGTTCATATAAGGGACCTGCCACATCTGAACTTCTTCCCAATAGTCTGGAGTGTCGGCTTCTTGAAACTCTGGAGCAAGCTGCTCTAAGGAATTTTTAAGCTTTGGCATCTTAGCTACGTGTGCAGGATCTTCCAGAGCGGCCATTATCATTCTTGGGGCAGCGAACCTTTGCCACGCATAGAAAGGAATTATTCTCCTAAATACACCCTTCTCTACCTCCGACAGCATCCTATAATCAAAGTGCCATAGTCTAGGCATCTCCGCTGCTACTTCCGTAGGCATACCCTTGGAAAGACTGTCTAGAAATAGAGTCCATCTCCCTTGATTCTCTATGATCTGCGCAGCTGCTCTATTACCTCTGAGGAATATGTTGTCACCACCAACTTTTCCAGCAACGTCTGTAAGAACGTCTCCAATACTCTTCTTAACATCTGTACCAAAAGAAAGCACTTTAGCAACGTCTGGTCGCACTCCCTCTTTTATTGCCTCTTCTCCTATCGGAACTAACTTGTCAACAGCCCCATCCCAAAAGCTATGATTAATAGCTTCATCCGTGTTATATAAAGCACTAGCTACTTGAGGGACCCCTTGACCTTCTCCAAGCGCTGCTATCTCTTTATAGCTTAGCTTCTTTCCATCAGGGCCTACTATGTTTAAATCAGGGATTTCATCTAAGCTATTCCACCCATATTTTTTAGCTACTCTATTCGCAACCTTTCTCATATTGTTAGGAAGTCTGCCAGCACCATTAGCAATGCTCATCAACTTAATAGCCTGCAAATTCCTAAGCATAAAGTCCTGCATGGAAAAGACTCCATTGACGTCTCTTCCTACCCCAGCCATCCAGTTACTGTTCAGTATACTAATAGTATTCCTAGCATGGTAGCCAGTACCAAAGGTCGCCCATCCCTTCCATATATTAGTAATATTATCATAGGCCTCTAAAAACTTTTCCAGGGCTCCTCCCTTATTAGTTATGAGCTCCTCACTACTATCCAAAAACATCTTTACTTCTCTAGGAAGTCCCCAAGCGCCAATTATTTCTTCTCCAGCTTCATCCCCAGGGCCTATTACTTTCCTCTTAATTAGTTTAACCGCCCTACCACTTTTATTTTCATATTCAGCCAGCCACTTATCTAAGTTCATCCCATCTAGCTTTCCTTTACCCTGTAAGAAAAAGGTAGGAAGATTAAGCTTCTGGGACAACTCCGGATTAGTAAGAACTGCTTCAGCAAACTGCCTTGAGACAACAAATCTAACACTCTGTATAGATCTAGCTTTAAGAATATTAACTATGTCTAACTCGGTTGTTCTAGCTGTACCTTCTATAGACGCTAAAGCTCTGTCTAAATTAGTCTTGAAGGTCTTACCTTGTGCAGCCGGGAAATCCGACGCCAAGCCTGGAAGGAAAGAGCCCTCTGCGCTCTTATAAGTAGGCCTATTAAGAGCGGAGTTCTTTTGATAAGCCAATACTAGATCAGGATCCTTGGCCTCCGTTCCATGTAAGTAAACATCCTTAAATATCTCCTCGCTTACCAACCCTCCCATAGGGGCTGCTTTCTCCGCGTCGAATAAGCGTCTAGTAAATACCTTTATAATATCGGTCTTATCTATAAGTTCATCTACTCTATTAGGATCAATATGGCCAGCTTTAGAAAGGGCCTTTATCTGTTCCTCCATAAACTCAGGCTGGTCCATTAGGATGCCAAGAACCCTTTTCTCCACAGGCTTCATGTTAGCCAGCATCTTTTCTATTTCATCTATCTTGGCTATCATCTCATTCTGAGCCTTGGCACCATAGCGTCTCTTTAGTAATACCAAAGGTTCTCTGTACTTCTCTGGAAGCTCTGGATTTACCTTGAAAACCGTTCTAGCTGCCTTTTTTACAGAGGGAAAACCGGGAACATGAGTTAGGGCTCTTCCAACCTTCCTACCCGCGCTTAGCAATCCAGCAGGGGGGTAAAGATTAATAGGATCTACTATCATAGTAGCCATCAGTAGGCCACCCCAGTGAGTCAACTCTTGCATCAGAGCTACATCTCCGGTAGGGTCCATCCAATCAGACTTTACATTAAGCAGTCCGTACTTCTCGCCTAGACCAATAAAGTCAGTCTTTCTAGATATGCCTTTATACCCAGGCACATAGCCATAGCCTACCTCATTTATGGCTGCCGACCAGCCCTTCCATATATTCCCTGTGTCTAGTGTAGCCTCCAAACCAGCTCCCATAGCAAAGCTAGACGCCTCAAGAGCCTCCCACATCCCAGTTAGTGGAGTAGTCATGTTTCTGTCTACTCTATCCAGGAATCCAGTCCTGCCTTCTAGCTCTACAAAATCCTGGTACTCAGTCGTCAAGCCTAACTCTGGACTTCTTTCTTGCATCTCCATTAATTTAGCTTCTCTAGTCATCACTTCAGATGACGCCCTCTTATAGGCCTTATATTCAGTCGGACTCATTTCTAGCCTACTGCCCCAAGGAGTATCCTTTTTACTAGGCAAGTTGAATATAGGAGAGACTCTTCGATATTCAGCATCTTCAGATGCTTGTGCTTGCTCCATCCCTAGCTCGTGATCAAGAATAGCCTCATCTATCCTAGCTAATGCCCCAATAGTATTTTTGTTGTTTGCCTCGTTAATCAATTCTAAAATACGTCTGCGATTTATTAAAGTACTATCTGCCATTATTACCTCCAGGAGTACCTTGAGTAGGAGCAACTCGAGTAGGAGCACCACCTAAAAAGGCTGAAGTGTCCACAGGAGCTGCGGTCGTAGTAGCTTGAGCTGCGGTCGTAGTATCTTGAGGAGTAAGAGCTGGAGGGCCATAAACCTCCCTATATTCAAATTTTCCTGCTGCTGCGTTCCACATCCAACCACTTGATCTAAGCTTAGCCTCTACATAAGCTTTATCATTTTCTGAGAAATATCCCGTGTTCCATATCTCCGCAGCCTCTCCCAATAGGTTCCTGTCTAACATTTCCAATAAACCACTAACAATCTTATCCTTATCCGATCCGCTTGAAACAGAGATATTATCAGGCGCTTCCACCTTGCCTGAATCTTCCTCAGGAGGAGGGGGATTCTGAGCTCGCATGAATTTATCAGTCATTGCTCCGATAATTCTTATAGTTACTGGATCGTCTATAGCCGTTTCTCGACTAGGTAGCGTAATACCTGTCATATCTTCTAACATTCGCCGCGAGAAGGGGTCCATCATCTTTTTTATTATAAACTCACGAACTTCGTTAACCATTTTAAAAGTATACGACTCCATCAACTTGGGAGCCTGACGTTGGAGAGAGGCTAAAGCCTCTCTAGACCAACCCAATTCACGGTTGCCATCAATCACACCCTTATAGGCATCCAAGGCTCCAGGTATATCCCCAGTCATAGCCAAAGCTTCAGCTGTAGTCTGAGCTAATTTAACTTGATCCTGGAGAACCTTTATCCTAGCTCTCTCTTCAGGCGATAGAGGCTCTTTTTCAGATTCTCTCAAGCGCTGCTCAAGAAGTGCCTGAACAAGTTCTGCAAGCCTTGGATTTGTAGGTACAGATGGATTCTCTCTGTTGAATCTTAATAGAGCTTCATGGTCCAGGGTAGTTACAACTCCTTTCCAGGTTTCGTATTGATTATCCTGAGCAATCCTGGTAATACTCCTTTTCCAATCCCGAGCTACGGAGGGGTCAGCCTTAGTTACCTCCATGTAAGTGTTAGCTATTTCACCTAAATTTACTTCGAAGTCAGGATCCATATATCTAAGATCCTGTACCTCAGCAAAGAACCTCGAGGTAGCATCTATATGCCTCTGGAGGCTTTCCCCCTTTATGATTTCTTCCCCCAAGTACTCATTAACACCACCCATAGCTTCTGGAGATATTATACCTTCTGGTATACCTGCTATAGATGTCTGAAGCCCAGCTATTCCCTTCTCCCGCTGTTCCAAACGGCTAGCAAGACCCGTTGTATAAGCTCCCCTTCCAGCTTTAGTAAGATCAGTAGGCATGGGGATGGGGCCTGTTGGTAATGCTCCACCAGCCGCAGCTATGGACTTTCTTGCTTCCCTCTGACTCCCACTCCTAATAGCAGTCGCTATATCAGTAAGTCCTAGCGAATTAGCAAGACGTATAGCATCAGAGGGAGAATCCTTAGCCATACTATATATCATAGAGCGCTCATTAGCGTTCGCTAGCCTCTGTTCTCTTTTAGTAGCGACGGCTCTTGCGCTTCTAGCCGCTCCTATTGTTGCCCCTGC